CCTCGACCCGAAAGATATTTGTGCCTTCCTTCAAGGTCAGCCAAGTCGAACCGGAAACCAGCCGGTTCAGGATATTGCTGTCTACGCCATTGCGTGTCAGCGTAACGGTCTTGTTTCCGGTTTTCGTGGTAACCGTAATGACATCACCGGTCAGAATATCGCCTTTGATTTGCAGATACTCGCCGTTTTCGTTGTAGATGGTTGGTGTCACGGCAACCACTTCCTGCGGAATGTCGCTGGGCAGTGCCTCAATTTTCAGCGTGAAACCGGTTTCATCGCCATCATTGGTGATAGAGAACAGATTGCTGTTGGAGTACACGCCCAAAGGAAACGGAGCATCGCTCTCTGGAAAGGGAAAGTGAAATGCTCTGGTGATGCCGCTGTAATAGGCATAGAAAATATCCCGGCTGTACCAGTAAATATCCGGACAGAGAATGGAGATCTGCCCGCTGATCTGCTGCTCGAAATTTGACACCTCGCAGGTTTCTACATACCCCTCGGCATAGACATCGATGTTCGCCGTCTTGTACCAGATCTTGATGTATCGGGACGGCTTGACCACATGATACAGCTGATGCCGCCGTTTCTCGATCCCAATGCCACGCATGGCAAAGGAAATGACTACGTTTCGTTTTTCAATGAAAGCGTTGTTGAGGTAGCTGCCGTTCATGCCTGCGTAAGAAGAAGTGGAAATCGTTCCGGCAGGCGGATTCAGACCTTCGATTTTGGAGGTCATGTATTGATTGGCGGTGGTGGATAGATTCACTTGTTCGCCGGATTCGTTTTCGAGAATAAGGGTGAAATACATGGGCTGCACCCCCTTTACATTTTGGGTTTGATGATGTATAATGAAAACAACAGAGACGTAGGTTCGCTACGCAAAATCGGAATTTAGAGGAGTTGTGGCTTATGAATTTAAAAATGATACGTTTATCCAAACCAAATCCGGATAACCTGTTTTCTAACTATGAAAATCAATTAGAACCGCAGTATTTTTTCACATCCTCGGTTTCAAAGACCTTATTTGAAAATAGCCAAAGAACTTTATTGCAGATTTCTGAAGATGAAATACGGGATTATATCAACAATGATGATCTGTGTAATGATGAAGAGGGAATGTTCCCGAAACGATCGGTGCTTACAGGTGAGTGGTATATTAGGTCAGTATCATTTGAAGATGATATTCTTTCGATTGAAACAGCACTGCTTGGAACTGATCTTGGATATCCAGACGATTATTTGGGATTAGAATTGATATTTATTTATGATGATGAATCGAAAGAATTTGCTTTTGACGGGATAAACAGTTCTGCACTGTAAATTCTGATTTACCGAGAAAAAGGAGCGACTCAAATCGCTCCTTTTTAAATATTCAGTGCATTCCTCGTCAACCGATAAATCTCCAGCCGTGACAGTGATTTTGGGCTATTGTTGGTCTGGTTCACTGTGCAGCTGTTGTCGTTATTATAGTAATTGTTGACCGTGCCGCCGGAACTGCCGCCGACTATCGCACCGGAGATACCATTCAAACTATAATTCAAATCAGAATCCATGGTCAGCTGCATGGCTTTCGCCACACCGCCCACGGCTTTCTCCACATACTTCTTGCTTTTGTCAATGCCGTCTGCCAGTCCTTTCATAAAGTCCGGCATCCAGCTCTCGTAGTCCGTCAGCGGTCCTTTGTCCGGGACGGAGAAGTGCAGGAAATCCCGAATGGTATCGGCAACATTGGTGACGCAGTCCGCCAGCCAGCCGATGGCACTCTGAATGCCGTCAATGATTCCCTGAATGATGTCCCGTCCCCAGTTCCAGGCATCGGACGCCAATCCCTTGATATATCCCACAGCGTCATCGAATCCATTCTGAATGGTGGATTTGATGACGCTGATTTTGTCGGAAACCGCAGAACGAATGTTGTCCCAGATGCTGGACACCGTAGAAGAAATGCTCTGCATCACGTTGGAAATGGTGCTCTTGATGCTGTTCCAGATGTTAGACACCACCGACCGGATGGCGTTCAGAACATTGGAAACCGCAGAAGAAATCTGATTCCAGATAGACGATACCACAGAAAAAATGGCATTCATCACACTGGAAATCGTGCTGGAGATGCTGTTCCAGATGGAAGAAACCACATTCCAGATCGCTGACAAAACAGACGAAATGAAACCAGATACAGCATTCCAAACCGTAGTCACTGCATCTTGAATCGCTGTCAAAACCGTGGAGATTGTATTGGAGATGGCATTCCAGATGGTTTCAAAGGTCGTTCGGATGCTCTCTAAAATGGGTGCTAAAAACGCCACGATCGCATTCCAAATGGCACTGATCTTCTCCGAGATCCAGTCCATCACTCTGCCCACAATGATTTGGATGGCTTCAAAAATCGTCTGAAACAGATAGCCGAATGCCGTGATCAGCGGTTCTAAGGTAGTGTAAATGGCATTCCAAACGGTCGTAATGACGTTATAAATTGCCTGAAAAACCGTGGAAACCACGTTGTAAATGGCATTGAAAATCGTGCTGAAAAAGTTGTAGATCGCCGTAAAAATGGTGGTGAAGAAATCCCGAATCGCCGTAAATACAGTTGTTGCCACCGTCTGAATGGCAGTGACAATGGCGGTGAAGGTATTGGAAATAGACGTCCAGGTGTTGACGAAAAAGTTCCGGATTCCGGTAACGATTCCTGTGAAGAAGGAAGCGATGCTGTTCCATGTGTCCACGAAAAATGTTTTGATGGAAGTCCAGACTTCGTTCCAGCTTGTTCCGAACCACCCCAGCACCACATCTGCAATGCCTTTCAGGGTATTCATGATATTGCGGAACGTGTTGACAATGAAATCCCAGATAGATGTAAAAATACCCTTGATACCATCCCAGCACTGTTCCCAGTCACCAGTGAACAGACCAATCAGCACATCAAGTGAATTTAAGAAAATATCTGCAAATCCAGAGAAAATATTGGAGATATTCTGAAAGACGCCTTCAAAAACAGGGGCTAACAGATTGCACAGCCCGTCCCACGCTGCTTTCAGCACATCGGTGAAACTCTCAAAATCGAATCCCAGAGCATTTAGCCGGTCAGTGATGCCCTGTGTCAATCCGGTAAAGGTGCTTTTGATTTGTTCCCAGATGGCGATGATATTGCTTTTGAATTCGTCATTGGTTTTCCAGAGATGCACAAAGGCAGCCACCAAAGCGGCAACAGCCGCAATAATTGCAAGCAGCGGACCTAATGACACACCCAACGCTCCGGTAATAGCTCCAATGCCACCTTGCACAGCCGAGAAAAGTGCAGGCAGTTTGGACACTGCGGAAAAGACCGTCCCCACACTGGAAATGGTCTTTCCCAGCACCACCAGCATCGGACCCAGAGCAGCAGCCACCAGTGCAATTTTTGCAATGGTTTCTTTGGTCTGCGGGTCTAATTGGTTCAGCTTGTCCACCAGTTCCTGAATACGGGAAACAATGGAGCGAATGGTAGGCATCAGGATGTCAGAAAAGGAAATCGCCAGTTCTTCCAGCTGGGACTTCAAGATGGTTACTTGTCCGGCAAGGTTATCCTGCATGACTGCCGCCATTTTTTCAGTTGTGCCATTGTAGCCGTCTACTGTATCCGAACAGGTGTCAATGGCATTGGACAGTTTTTCAAAATCCGCCGGAGAACCGTTGATGATTGCCAGCATACCAGACATTGCCTCTTTGCCAAACAGCGAGGCAGCTGCCTGTGCCTGTTCTGCCTCGGAAAGTCCGCCCAATTTCTGTCGGAGTTGTTCCATGAGTTCCCGCAGAGAATACATCTTGCCGGAACTATCCGTCAGAGAAATGCCGTACTGTTCCATGGCAGATGCTACCGTGCCTGTCGGCTTTGCCAGATTGGTAATGGCAGAACGCAGTGCCGTACCAGCCTGTGAAGAT